TCACCGCACAGGAACCGGCACCGCAGAAGCCTGGCATTTAATTTTTTAGGAGGGAGTGCCAGGGACGGAATGCCTAAATTCTCGGCTTAAAATCTATGTCCAAAAAATCTACAATATGAATAAAAAATGATTTCCCAATGGCGTATTGCGCACACGGTGCCGATTCTTGAACGATGACTAAGGAAGTCAGATTTTAAATTAATTTGTGAGTGATGGCGAAGTTTATGATGTCACCCTTTCCGGATAAATCATACCCACGAGTCAGTTCGATGAAATCAGAGATGTCCTCGTAAGTTGTCCGCCAGAACTTGCCCACTTTCCACATCTTTAGTAATTTGTAATCTCTGATCCATTCGATGTAGTGTCTCGAAACCTGCAACTCAGCCATCACTTCTTGAATAGTCAATAATTTCAACTTGCCCATCAGAATAGCCAATATCCTTAAAAAAAATATCGTCCATTGTGCAGTCGAGTGCTTCAGCCAGTTTGACTAATAGCTTAGAAGACACGTTTGTTTCGCCATCAACCTCGATCTGATTGATATATTGCCTGGAACATCCGCAAATATCAGCCAGTTCCTGTTGAGTCAGCCCCTTTAGGAGCCTTCGGTTCTTGATTTTGATTGCCATGCTAACCTCCTTGCACTGTCTATTTTAATAGCCACATTTTACGGTGTCAACCATAATTTGTATTTTGTCTATTTAATTTGACTTGAACAGTGTTTTCTTATATATTAAAAGATGAAAAGAGGATGGGGAATATGAAATTATCAGAGTACATTAAACAGTACCGAAAGGCTAATCGTCTATCGATCAGAGCGTTTGCAGAAAAATGTAATTGTTCACACCAATATATCAACCGACTTGAAAACGAGCAGATCGCCACCCCTTCGTTCAAACTGTTAAAGCAGATTGCGACAGGGATGGGCATTACTCTCCACGAGCTGATGAAGCGTGTCGATGACATCCAGATCAGCTTGCTTTACGATGACATTCTTTCCGGAGAAGGAATCGTCGCAGAACACCAATCATCAAATCTGGATCAGACTTATGCCAGATTAAACGAGTACAACAAGCAGGTACTGGAGATGATGGCGGAAACACTGCTTGCTAAGCAAGAGAAGGAATCCACATCATGAAAGAAAAATATATTACCGAGTTAACATCCAAAAAGCACGGAACATATTACCAAGTCACCGTATCGTACACGACAAAGGCAGGTAAACGAGCAACACGCTCATGCGGTCAGTTCTACGTTAAATACTACGGAGACAAAAAAACCGCCCTGAAACAGGCTAAAAAAGCCCGAGACAAGGCGCTCGAGGAAATCGAAAGGGAATCATTCGAATACTATGCAATGACGGTCGATGACTGCTTCAATGCATCACTGGATTTTTTTAATCTCTCAGCCAAGACAAAAGAGTGGCACCGGATCATCTACGATGCCATGATAACGGAAGATCTAAAGCACAAGAGTGTGACAAAAGTCACAACAGAAGATGTCATATTAAACATGAACACGTTTGCCGAGACACATTCTCAAGACTCGGTTTCACGATGCAAAACGGTATGGCATCAGATCTTTCAAACAGCGATGATCAAAGAGATACCGGTTATTGATCGGACGATTGCCATCAAGATGCCAAGATCCAAAGTGCCAACAAAGCCGAGACAGATGGCATGTACTTACGATGATGTGATCATCACACTGGACAACTTGAAGACATATGGCGACACCGATCATTCCAGGCAGAGAGCTCAGGACATCCACGATATCATCCTGATTATGTTCTATGAGGGATTGCGACCACAGGAAGCTCTTGCCCTGGCTAAATCCGAGATTGACTTTACCACCGAGACGATCAATGTCTATCAGTCCGTGGGATCGACCAGAAACCACACAAGACAGCTGATCAGCACCAAAACGGATGGATCCATGCGTGAGATTCCTATTGCCAAAGAGATTCTTTCGCTTCTCAAAGAAAAATGCGAGGACGCAAAACAAGATCTTCTTTTTCCGGATGCAGATGGTCTTCCCTATGAGGTCGCCGATCTGGACACCACTCTGCTTCACATGCGGAAGAAGCGCAGCCTTCCGAGAGTCACCCTGTACATGTGCCGACACCTGTTCGCCACCGATGTCTATAACACGGCTACAAATAAGAAGTCTGCTCAGAGATTGATGGGACATAAATCCGAGTCCATGACTTTGTATTATGTAAACGATGACCAGCAAGAGAGATATGCCCTTGTTCAGAACAGAAAACTGAGTTAAAATAAATTTGCACATGTTGAAGACCAGATATTTGTCCCAATACGAGTATCTGGTCGATTTTTTTATACAAATTTTTATACAAATTTGTGAAATCTGTGCTTACGTATGCTCACATATGCTCATAAAAGTTATAAAATATGTAAAAAAAGAGTCAATTTTGTTATATTTTTACGCAAAATCGACTCAGATTAAGCGTGCCCGAAGGGACTCGAATGATAATACACAGCTTTATAAAATTACTTTTTTTATACATTTTGTTATACAAAAAATAAAAAAAGACCTCTTTCGAGGCCTTATTTGCTTTCTAGGTTTGTGATCCTTTTTTCGTGATCATCCAGTCTTTCGTCAGTCTTGTCCAGTTTACGGATCAGCTCCTCCATCTGTCTGCAGAAAGTATCGAGTTTCAGATTGACTTTGACAAATTCCTCTTTGATGCTTGCCCTGCGCTCGATCTCGGCTTCCATCTCGCCTTTCTGGCTCTTTTTTGATCCGCTCAGCGTGTTGTATAGCGTGCACGCAATCGAGACCAGGCTGATGATCAGAGCGACCGAGATGCTAGTCTCCGGTGTCATTGTCAACCTCCGGCAATCCGGCAACACTGGTCAACAGTGATACTAATGCCATTGTCGCAGCCATGCCGATGGCTGTCTTCCAGTCGATATTTACGATACTCACCATATCGGATCCGATCAACGTGATCAGTCCCTGACAGAATGTTTTTAATGCCCTGATTCCGGCACACTTCCACCATAACTTCATGCTTTCTTTCCCCCTGTTAACTGTCCGCTATTGTTTAATACGACCTCTGCTTTCTGTTTGCCAGTCAGCATTGCTCCAGTGGTGTCGAACAAATACCAGTCATAGCGGTCTTTCCACTTCAAGTACTGCATACCTGTCACCATGGCTCCGCTCTTTTGATCGAAGTAGAACCAAGATTCGCCTTTAGACCATTTCAGCTTCTGCCATCCTGTGACCATAGCACCTTTGGAGCTGAAGTAAAACCAGTCCGTGCCACCGCCCCATCCAAGATACTGCCACCCTGTCAGTTTTTTACCGTCCTTGTAGTAATACCACTTACCACTCTCTTTTATCCATCCGTTCATCTGTCCTCCTGTGAGACCGAAGTCAAAGCGAATGCCGATCCAGTCTTCCGCCCACTGATACGGCTTGTCTGTGTACTTCCTAAAGTTGCGGAATTGCCCATAGTACGTATAGGCATGTCCGCTGTCATACAGAACATATCCGTCTGTGGTCATTTCGCCAACTATTGCTGTATGGAATCCACCCGACTCCCAGTTCGACAGAGTGGTGCGTGTTGCTCTGTTAGCCAGTGGCTTGTTGAAGAAGTACAACACATCCCCGATTCTTAAATCCTTGGTATTCTTGATCAGCGTGTACGGATACCCATGCTCCTTCCAGTATTGCGGATACTCTGCCGGATCAGGAAAGTTTGCTGGACAAAGACCAGCTTTCTTCAGCATCTGAACGACACCCTGTCCGCAGTTGGTGACTGCATAATACTTGCCATCTTCTGCACAGTCAGAGAGCATTTTGTCCACAGTCGGCAAATCATTCTTGTTTGCAAAGCTGAAAGCCGAATAATTAACCGCAAACCTTCCGACAGGTTTCTCTTGCGGATAGTATGCACCTTTCGCTCCGTCATATGCTTTGTATCTGTTTTCTCTGAAAGTGTAGGAACAGCCGTTGGAGTAATCTACTCCCCACAGGTCGTATAATCCCCACACATAATCGCCTATTTCGCTTAATTCTGTGTATGTTTTGATTTTTCCGGTGAATCCCTCATATTTTGCAAAGACTCCGCCTAGGCTCTTTAAATAGGCACTATAACCGCCTTTTTTTGCAAGGAAAGCCTTTGCGTTTGGATACGTGAAATCGTTACAGTGTGCATCAATAATTTTCTGCGTTTCTGCTTTATGCGCCTTGAATCCGAATCCCATGTCTTCCTCCTGTACTGAGTCGGTATGCTTGAAAGTCAGTCCGTGTGTGCTTTTGACTGTGGTAAAACCGTCCAAAATAAAAAAACAGTTCACAGGATTGATCTCTGTTTTCATGCGGTACACACCAAGACTCTTGTCATAGTATTTATTAATCGTGACTCCTTCAGCAATCTCCAGATGGATGTGGTTGCCAAAGGTCTGATCACCCTTGGCACCCTTACCACCTTCTTCATACACAGGCTGACCCACTTCGTAGATTTTACCCGGTATTGATTTTACATATTGCTGAGAGCTGTGAGTCATGGCGAGCGTGACGATCTTCTCTGACCCGTCCGCCATACGCATCGGAGTCGGATTGCCTTGCTCGTCTACGTAAGTAAAGGCATATGTGCCGTAACCTCTGACTCTTGCACCGTTCAGATTGTGAAGCCACATCTCGCCGATGCACTTCATCCGTGACTTTGCAAAGTAAAAGTCCTTTCCAGAGTCACAGCCTGCCATATCCAAAGCCATATTTTTATGACTAAGGTTAGGCTTGCCATCGATCATAGTGCCAGATTGAGTAATATTCAGCACTTTCATGCCAAAGACAAGCCTGTCCATTTACCACCTCTCGAAGAACTCTTGATTCAGCTCTTCAATTTCTTCTTGAGTTAACATGATTTAAAGTGTCCTTTAACCAATTGAAAGCAACTGCCTCACCAGATATTCGGCAAGCATAGCCCTTCCTGCTACATCATGATGCGTTCCATCATGATCGTTGAAA